CTCTGGACGTGATCCTGCAGCTCGAGGAATGCGCGGGCGAGCCGATCGTCACCGGGGCGATGGCGCGGTTGCAGGGGCTGGCGGTGGCGCGGCCTGAGGCGGTGCAAGTGCCCGCCATCGGCGCGTCCGTGGGTGCGGCTGTGGCGCAGGCCGGGGCGTTGGCGTCGGAGCTGCTGTCTGCGCAGGCGGATGGGCGGCTGGACGAGGGCGAGCGGGCGTCGCTGCTGGCTCGGGCGGAGAGTGTCCGCAATGCGGCTGAGGCCACGATGGCTTCGTTGGCGCCGGTGGCGCTGCGGGCGGTGGCGTGATGCCTGAAGAATTCCGCGCCGTCCCCGAGGGGGGATGTGTGTCCGTGTCTTGGCCCGCGCACGGTGTTGGCGCGGAAGCGGGCCTGTGTGACCTCCCAACAAACTCGTCGCCGGCCGCCGTGTGCGTGCCGGCGGCGCTTTTTGAGGGGGCGGGGATGAGTGGTCAGCGCGTTCCATCGGCATCGTCCAGGCGAAAGCACTCTGCGGAATCCCGCGCCAAGATCAGCGCCAGCGCGCGGGCCCGCTACGATTGGGATGCCGCCAAGGTGGCGCGCATCAAGGCGATGGTGCTGGCCGGCGCGAGCGGGCGGGAGATATCGCGCAAGGAGAATGTCTACCGCGGCACGCTGGTGCGGTTTTGCAAAGAGCACAATCTGGATCGCGCCCGCCGGCTGACATACGATGACGCCTCGACCAAGGTGTTGCGCGAGCACTACGGCACGAACCCGGATCTCGGCGACGTGCTGCGGCGCTACCGTGAGGCGCGCGGCGCCGAGGTGACGATTCACGCCATGCGGCTGCACGCGGCCCGCATCCGCGCTAGCCGGCCTCGCAGCTTCCCGGGCGCGTCGGCGCTGAATGCGCGGGAGGGAACGGCCGCGCTCTATGCCGCCGCCCGCCTGGCCATGGCGCCGAAGATGCAGGCGCTGCTTGATGGCGGCATGTCGCGCATTCAGGCCGCGACGCAGCTGGGCATGAGCCCCAAGCGCGCGGCCCGGATGATGCGCGACGGGGTGATCCGGTATCCGGACAAGCCCCCCAAGCCGGCCAAGGTGCGGGCCACCAAGCCGCCCAAGCCTGAGCGACCCAAGGCCGTCCCCAAGTCCTGGGTACGCACCCCCACCGAGCCACCCAAGCCCCGCGCCGTGTTCCAGACCGTGGACGAGTGGGTGAAGGCCGGAGGCATCGTCACGCGCTGCCCCGCCGCCGTGCTGGCGCCGACCACGCACTCTCCGAGCCCCGATGATGCCGAAGCGCTCCGCGCCTACTACGCGGCCAAGAACGCGCAGGAGAGCGGGACGTGGAAGCAGAGGGCGAAGAAGAAGATGGGGCGGATTTTCTATGGGAAGGCGGCGGTATGACCGACCATTGCGCACTCCAAGCCGCCTATGCGGCCAAGCGCCAAGCCCACGCAGCTGGCGTTCATGTGGTCACGCGCCCGATCCGCCGCATCGGCGACGTGGCCATGGACAACCCGCCGCGCATCACGTTCCGCGCCGACATGGAGGCGGAGACGCGGGCCAAGATGGCGCTGGCGGGGTTTGAGTTTGCGGACGAGCCGCCGGGCCGGGGGAATTTCTTTTGATGCGCCCCATTCTGATCGGCTCGGCCCTTGGCCTTGGGATTTGTGTGCTTCCCATCATCATTGGGATGCCGCTGATCGCGTTTGCCCGCTGGTGGTGCGTGGTCTGGAGCTTGTGCTGATGCGCGACACCCTCACCAATTCCGCCACGCGCACCCGCCGCTACACGACAGGCGAGCGGCAGCCTGACGACTTTTACGCTACCCCCGCGCGCTGCACCGCGGCACTGCTGGCCGTTGAGACATTCCCCCATCGCGTGTGGGAGCCGGCATGCGGCGACGGCGCTATTTCCAACGTTCTCATTGCTGCCGGCCATCAGGTTGTCAGCACCGACCTAGTTGATCGTGGGTATGGGGCGGCACGGCGCGATTTTCTAATGGAAACGTTTCTTGCCGCCCCCGCCGTCGTCACGAACCCACCCTTCAAGCTGGCCGACGAGTTCACTCTGCACGCCCTGCATCTAGGCGCCGAGAAGGTGGCGATCTTTCAGCGCACGGCATGGCTGGAAGGCCGCGCCCGGCATGCTGTGCTGTGGCAGCCGCATCCGCCCGCTCGCATCTGGCAGTTCAGCGGCCGGCAAACGTTGTGGCGCGGCGATGACGCCGACAAGCGGGACAGGGACGGCGCCATTGCTTTCGCGTGGTTCGTCTGGGACCGCGCGCACCAAGGCCCGCCGGTCCTCGGCTGGCTCTCCGCCTGACTCCCGCGCCGGCCGGTAGCCGGCAATTCCGCACAGGAGCGTGCATGCCAAAGGAACTCCGCATTTCGGCCGTTGTCGAAGTGCCAGACGATATCTGGGCGCAGACCGACAAGCTCTCGACCGCCAAGCCGGTGGTGGAAGCGTTCACCGAAGCCATGACCAAGATGGGCGGCAAGGTGGATGTTGAGCTCGTCGCGCCCCGCCCCCGCGGCGCCGACAAGGGCGATCCGGCGGCGCAGTATGCCGCGCTGGGCGGGAAGCTGCCCGCATGAGCGAGCCGGGGCACAACAGCGGGGATGATGCCGCCCAATGGGGCAACATCTCCGCCGAGCGTCTCCGCGGCCTGATCGAGCGTATCGAGAGGCTCGAGGAGGAGAAGAAGGGGCTCTCGTCCGACATCAAGGACATCTTCGCCGAAGCCAAGTCGGCCGGCTTTGATGTGAAGGTGATGCGGCAACTGATCCGGCTGCGCAAGCAGGAGCCGGCCGAGGTCGAGGAGCATGAGACGCTTCTGGACGTCTACCGGCGCGCGCTGGGGATGTAGCGCATGGCAGCCCCGGAAGAACGCCTCCAGATCCGCTGCGCCATGTTCTCCAAGTCGCACGTCCTCGCGCCGTGCAAATGGACCGCCATTGAGCATGGCCGGAAGCACGCCGGCACGACCGAGCAGAGGGCGCGCGAATGGCAGCGGCTGGAGCGCAAGGGCGTGAAGAAGGGGCTGTCCGACCTCTGGTACATCATGCCCGGCTTCATCCTGTGCTGCGAGCTGAAGGCGGGCCGGAACACCGAGTCCGATGCGCAGGAGGCATGGGGGGCTGATCTGCGGGCCATGGGGCATGGCTACGAGGTGCCGCGGTCTGTGGAGCAGCTGGCCGAGGCCCTCGACCGCCACGGCATCCCCATGGCCGCCGGCTGGCGCATCGCAGCCCAACACCACGACGCCGCGCTCGACACCCCCAAGCCCCTCGCCAAGAAACCCCGCAACCCCCGCATCGCCAAACCCAAAGCGACGCGCGGGCAGGTGGAGCGCGGGAACAGGATGGCGTTGGCGATGGCGAGGGGCCCGCGGTGATCCATTACCACGGGACCCCGATCACCCCGCGCGCCGCACTCGCCCCCATGGCGGGGCGGCATTTCTGCGTCTCATGGGCGGCGCCGGGCGACCTTGCTTGGTGCCTCGCCTATGGCGCATCCGTCATGCTCGACAACGGCGCATTCTCGGCATGGACGCGTGGTCAGGCCATGGATTGGCCGTCGTTCTACGCTTGGGCAACGCCCCATATTCGCCACCCGCATTGGGCTGTGATCCCCGATGTGATCGACGGCGACGAAGCGGCGAACGACGAGTTGCTTGCCTCGTGTCCGCTCCCGCGCGAACTCGCTGCGCCGGTCTGGCACATGCACGAAAGCCTAGGGCGTCTCGTGCGACTGGCGAGCGCGTATCCCCGTATCTGCATCGGTAGTTCCGGCGCGTTCACCTCGCCTGGCTCTCCCGCGTGGAGTCAACGCATCGACGCTGCGTGGCAAGTCATTCCGCCCACAACTTGGGTTCACATGCTCCGGGCGATGAAGGAGGCGAGCGAAGGCGCGTGGCCCTTTCGCCTCGGCGGACAGCACGAATATCGCCCGCAACCACGCCGGCACGATGAACCGGGCAGCGCAGGAGCCGGAACGCATGGCCCAGCGCATTGACGCGCGGAACCCGCGCCACATCGGCAAGCGCGCGTCACAGGGAACCTTGTTCGCATGAAGACCGCCCTTCTCTCCGCCTCCTTCCTCGCCACCATCCCCGCCGCCAATTGGCTGATCGGCAACGTGGGATCGTGCATTTCCAACGGCCCGTGCCTTATCCCAGTGGCGCCCGGCCTCATGGCGCCGTCTGGCGTGTTGCTGATCGGGGCCGCGCTGGCGCTTCGAGACGCCTTGCATGAGCGGTTGCCGCGATGGGCCGTGGCGGCGCTGATCGCAGCCAGCGCCGGCTTATCCCTTGCGTTCTCCCCGCCCGCGCTCGCCATGGCGTCGGCTGTCGCGTTCCTGCTCTCAGAACTGGCGGATTTCGCTGTCTATGACCGGCTCCGCAAGCGGGCCATGTGGGCAGCTGTGCTGGCGTCGGGCTTCGTTGGCGCCGTGCTGGATAGCCTGCTGTTTTCCGCGCTGGCGTTCGGGACCGTGAAGTGGGCGCCGGGGCTGATCCTGGCCAAGTGCTACGCCTCCGCAGGGTTTGCTGCGTGGAAGTGGTGGCGCCGATGATCCGCATCACCCTCACCACCAACCCCCGCGCCGGCACGATCCGCATCGGCGAAGGCGTGCAGGAGCGGCAATGGGCGCTCGCCACCTGGCACAACGCGGGGCAGGGCCTGATGCTCGCCACCACCACCGACGGCCAGCGCGTCACCCTCGCCACCAACGCCCCCGACGAAAACGGCTGGATCAGCGGCGGGCTCACCATCGGCAACGGGACGGATGCGCCGCGGTGGCAACTGTTCAAGTGCCGGAAGAATGGGGCGGTGCTGGCCGGGCATGCGCAGGTGGTCGTGAGTGATGCGGCGATGGCGGCGATGTTTGGGGTGGCGACGTGGTGATGCGCCGCGTCCGCCTCCTCCGCGACGGCGCGCTTTACACCGTGGTCTGCGCCGACACCGGCCTGCACCTCGCCGGCCTGCTCTCGGCTGAAAACCGCGCGCTGTATCTGTCGTTCTGGCCGGGGTGGGAGGTGGTGGGGTGAAGATCCGGCCAGTCCATCACGCCGTGCTCTGCTACCTCGAATGGCACTGCGACCGGCGCATTCCGTTCCGCACTCAGAAGCGGATGGCCGATGATTTGGCACGGAACGAAACAGAAATCATGCGGGCGACCCGAGACCTCGTGACTTGGGGCTTGGTGTCGTTCCGGCACGATGAATCGAACCATTGGCACATCGTGCGGCTAGGCGATGGCCGAGAGACGCCTCCAGTAGCAAAGAGCCGCTGTCCCGTTTCTCCCATGAAAATCCCCGCAGTCCACAAGCGACGCGGCGAGGTTCGTGGTGATATATGGAAAGCCGCTCTAATGAGGATTGCGGCATGACCGAGCACCGCTGGTCAAAGTTTTGGTGGGCGGACTACGAAGGAGACGACGCGCTCCGCGTGGTGTCTTTGGCTGCTCAAGGGCTTTGGATGCGCATGCTTTGCGTAATGCACAAGGGCACGCCTTATGGCCATTTGACAATCAATGGGCAGCCACCGACCGATCGGCAAATCGGCATGCTTGCGAGCGTTTCCGAAGGAAAAACAAAAAAACTCGTGCAGGAATTGGAAAAAAGCGGCGTGTTTTCCCGCACCGAAACGGGAGTGATTTTCTGCCGTCGTATGGTGCGTGATAAAGAAATAAGCGAGCAAGGTCAAAGGGATGGCAAGCGCGGGGGAAACCCAACCCTTAAGCTAAAAGTCGATGGGGGGTTAACCCCCCCCGTTATCCAACCCCCTTATGCTCTAGAAGCAGAAGCAGAAGCAGATACAGAAGCAGATAAGAAAGGGGAGAGCGCGCCGCGTTCCGCGTCGTCGCCAACCCGCACGGGAGCCCGCCTTCCCGACGCCTGGATTCCGGACGAACCCGGCTTCGAAGGCGCCACCCAGCAAACCCTCGCCAAGTTCCGCGACTATTGGCGCGCCCAGCCCGGCGCACGGGGCCGAAAGACGGATTGGCAGGCCACCTGGCGCAATTGGTGCCGGCGCGACGCCGAAAGCCGCACACGCGCCCCGCCTGCCAAGACGAGCCACCTGTCCACTTACGACCAGAACGAACAACTGATCCGACTGGCCCGCGACACCGAACCGCAGTTGAGGTTGGCCCAATGATCCCGCGCCGCGAATGGCTGGCGATGCTGGCCCGCATGTCCACCCCGCACGATCCCGTCAAGGCCATGGAGGCAATGTTGCATTACCTGCCGCTGATGGCCGATCTGCCCGAAGCCGCGTTCACGCCGGCCAGCCTCGAAGCCGTCGCCATGACGCCGCAAAACCTGCACATCCGCACGCTGCGGGAGGTCAAGGAACCCCTGCAATCGTGGTGGCGCGACAACGGCCCGCGGCGTGTGGCGCTGCCCGCCCCGCCGCCGGAGCCTGAAACGCAGGTTAGCGCTGAGGAGCGCGCGGCTGTAGCGCGGCAGTTGAAGGAACTGGCGGACATGATGGCGGCCCGCAATCCCGACACGCGGCCGAAGGTGCGGGCGCACACGCTGGCGCCTGCCACGCTGGAAAAGCTACGGGCTGACGCGCGGGCTAATCTGCGGGTGGTGTCATAGCGCCCATGACCCGCCCCGCCCGCCGCCGCCGCACCACGCCGTCCGACCCCCGCCAGCAGGCCGAGGCGCAGGGCTACGACATGGGGAGCCCCGGCATTGCCGTGGTGGTGGAGCACGTCGCCGTTGGCACCCGCAGCACCCACCCCCGCGCCCGCCGAGCCGACCCGCTCAACCGCGTGGCCGAATGCACCGACGCCCACCGCACAGCCGCGGCGATCTACCGCCAAGCCGTGGAGCACGTCGAAGCGGGCAGGGGCATGGGCCCGATGCCGTGGGCCTCTGACCGCGTGCAGGAGGCCAGGCGCGGCGATGGGCTGGGCGTGGCGCTGCTGCCGCAGGAGGCGGCCCTGAGTGCTGCGGAGTGGCACCGGCGGGGCGTGCAGGCGATGGGGCTGGCGGCGAGCCAGGGGGTGGTCAACTGGGTGGTGCTGAGGGGCGGCGCGTTGTCGGCCTATGACGCGGAGCGGAAGTGGCGCGAGGGGCGCGGCAAGGTGGAGCTGCTGGCGGCGTTGGAGCGGTTGGTGGTCGAGTATCGGCTGGCATAGGGCGCGGCGCCTCTGTGGTGGCGCTGGGCGGGTTTTTGGGGGTGCGGTGGTATGGTGGGTGCGGGCGGCTGGTTGCGGGGCTGTACGGCCCGGAAAATCGGGGTGCACGCGGATGTGACGGAAGGCTTGACATCGGGCGGTGAATTGTGCCAGGAAAGCAGAGGCTGCACGATTTGACTTCAAGCCTTGCCCGCCCGCCACTCACCCCGGCGGGCGTTGGTGTTTTTACCCCACCGTCGTCGCCTGGAGGCCAGCTCACGCATGCTGCTGGTCAAGTGTTGGGCATGTGGTGTTGCTAAAGAGCCGACGCAGATGGTCGGGCGGATATCAAGTGGACGTCGAAACGGTGTGCCGAGTGGGCATTGTAAGCCGTGCCGGGCAGCCGACAAGCGGGCCAAGCGTCGCGAGCGCCCTATCGAAACGCTCAGCAACAAGTCGCTGGGCAAGTTGGGGCTGCCATACGTCAAGTCGGGACCAAAGGCATTCCAGCGAGAGATCGTGGAAGCGCGGTCAGCTTGGCGTGAATGGATCAAGCGCCGGGCGCCTGATGAATGGGTGGCGGCATTCTACGAATCCAGCGGGATGCCTTGGCGTAATCCCAGGCTGTCGGAAGCCGAAGCCTGGAAGATGCGTTACAGACTGGATCAAACCTACCGCTGTGCCGAATTGCTGCGGATGCGCGTGAAGAAGAAGATGCGTCGTGATGGCGTGTCCGAGGCTATCCGCAATGCCGCGCTCGGCAAGGCGAAGTCGGCCACTTTGCTTCAACGCCTCGGTTACACCCCTGAGCAACTGAAGACGCACATAGAGCGCCAGTTTACCAAGCGCATGGACTGGCAGGCGTTCGGGCAAGGCAAAATCCACATCGACCACATTCGCCCGCTGTCTGCGTTCGACTTATCTGACGAGCCGCAGTTCCGCGAGGCGTTCTCGCTGCCCAATCTGCGCCCGCTTTGGGCCGAGCAGAACATCGCCAAGGGCGCGAGGGTTGAGCACCTGCTGTAATGCGCAATCGTAGGTTCTCCCTGGCCGTCTCACTATGCGGGCAGCATAAGCGCGTAACATCGCTAGTCCCAGAATTTAGATTCCTCCGGCCTCCGGACTCTGATGGCCAAAATCGATTCCACCGACGCCGCCCTGGCAATGAACGAAAAACGCTGGGGCAAACGGAAGCAAACGCACGAGGAAGCCCAGACTCGGCGCATCACCGCGCTGGCCGAAAAGGCGGAACTCGAAACCGGCAAGATGCGCGGCGAGTTGATCGATCGCGGCAAGGTTCTGGAGGCCGTGCAGGAGATGGCGCAGGCCGAGCGCGACGCCATTTTGGCCTGGCCGGCGCGCGCTGCCCCGATCCTGGCCGCCGAGATGGGTGTCGACCAACACGCGCTGCAGTCCGCGCTTGATGCAAGCCTACGTGCCCACCTGACCGAGCGGGCGGAGATCGTCCTGGAGCCCTGATGTCCGACGGCGTTGCGGAAATCCAGGCCGCGTGGCGTGCCGGGATCAAGCCCGAACCGCTCCTCACCGTCTCCGAATGGGCCGAAGCAAACCGCATGCTGTCCAGCAAGGGCAGCGCCGAACCGGGCCCATGGCGCAACGCTCGCACGCCATACCTCGCCGAAATCATGGATTGCCTTTCGCCGTCCCACTCGGCGCAACGGGTGGTGTTCATGAAGGGCGCACAGGTCGGCGCGACGGAGAGCGGAAACAACTGGATCGGCTACGTGATCCAGCACGCGCCGGGCCCGATGCTGACCGTGCAGCCCACGGTGGAACTGGGGAAGCGGTTTAGCCGCCAGCGCATCGAGCCGTTGCTGGAGGAAACCCCGAGCCTGCGCGGCTACGTTGCCGCGGCCCGGGAACGCGACAGCGGCAACACGATGCTGTCGAAGGACTTTGCCGGCGGCCAGCTCGTCATCACCGGCGCCAACAGTGCCGTCGGGCTGCGGTCCATGTCGGCCCGCTACCTGTTCATGGACGAGGTGGACGCCTATCCGGGCGATGTGGAGGGCGAAGGCGATCCGATCGCGCTGGCGTCGGCGCGCGCCCGCACCTTTGGCCGGCGGAAGAAGGAATTTCTGGTTTCCACGCCGACGATCGCGGGCCAGTCGCGGATCGAACGGGAATACGAGGCCAGCGACCAGCGGCGCTACTTCCTGCCGTGCCCGCATTGTGGCGCCATGCAATGGCTTCAGTTCGAACGCCTGCGATGGGAGAAGGGCCGGCCCGAAACGGCCGCCTATGTGTGCGAAGACTGCGAAACGCCGATCCCGGAACGCCACAAGACGTGGATGCTCGGTGCCGGCGAGTGGCGCGCAACGGCTGAGGCGACTTCGCCGGGCGTCGTCGGGTTCCATATTTCGAGCCTGTATTCCCCGGTGGGTTGGCTGTCCTGGGAACAGATCGCGCGCGATTGGGAAGCGGCGCAGGGCAAGGATCAAGCCCTGAAGACGTTCAAGAACACCGTGCTGGGCGAGACCTGGCAGGAACGCGGCGAGGCCCCGGACTGGCAACGGCTCTATGACCGGCGCGAGGAATGGGAGCCCGGCACGATCCCGGCCGGCGGGCTGTTTCTGACGGCGGGCGCAGACGTGCAGCGGGACCGGATTGAGGTCAGCATCTACGCCTGGGGCCGCGACAAGCAGAGTTGGCTGATCGGGCACCGCGTCTTGCCTGGCAACCCTTTCGAATCCGCCGTGTGGCAGGCGCTGCGGACGGTCCTGGATGAGCAATGGCGCCACGCCAGCGGGCAACTGCTGGGCCTGTCCATGACCGCAGTGGACAGCGGCGACGGCACCACCACGGCGGAGGTCTACGCCTTCACGCGCAGCGCTGGCCCCCGGGTGATAGCGGTGAAGGGCCAGGACGCACTGCGGCAAGCCATCGGCCTGCCGAGCAAGACCGAGATCCGGCGCAACGGCGCGAAGATGGGCGGCCTCAAGGTCTGGCCAGTGGGGTCAAGCTACCTCAAGGGCGAGCTTTACGGCTGGCTGAAACTGGACCGGCCGACGGAAGAAAGCGGCGAGCCGTTCCCCCAGGGTTACGTGCATCTCCCCACCCACGCCGCCGGGGAAGAATTCTGCCGGCAGATCACCGCCGAGCAGCTGATGGCCCGCCGCGGCAAAGGCGGGTTTACCAAGATGGAATGGGTGAAAACCCGCGAACGCAACGAGGCGCTTGACTGCCGGGTGTACGCCCGGGCGGCAACTGCGGCGATGGGCATGGATGCCTGGAGCGTCGGGCGCTGGGACCGGATGGCGGATGCCATGGGCGTGCAGGTCGCGCCGGTGCCGGCCGATGTGGCCGCGGTCATGCCGGCACCTGCGGTAGCGGCCCCGGCGGTCAAGTTTCGCGAGAGCAACTGGATTCAGCGCCGCTGAGGCGAAGGAGGCGGCAATGGCGTGGACAACAGCCGACCTCGCCACGGTGGAGGCAGCGCTGGCAACCGGCGCCCTGCGCGTCCGCTACGCCGACGGTCGCGAAGTGACGTACCAGAGCGCAACCGAACTGCTGAAGGTGCGCGCCACGATCGCGGGTGTGGTCAGCACCAGCCGCCCGCCGCGGTCCACCCTCGTGCGTTTCGATCGGGGCTACTGATGGGCCTGCTCTCCTGGCTCGGGTTTGGCGCCAAGCGTGCCTATGCGGCGGCGCAGAACGACCGTGGGACGACGTTTCGGGACAGCGGCGCCTCTGCCACGGCGGAGGTCGGCGCGGCTGCCCACACTGTTGCGCGGCGCGCTCGCGAGGCGGTGCGGAACAACCCCTACGGCGCGCGCATCGTGGATCTCTGGGCGGGCAATGCAGTCGGCTCCGGCATCACAACCGCCTGGCCGGATGAACAGCACGCGGCAGTTTGGAAGCGCTGGGCTGGCGGCCTGGAATGCGACGCCGAAGGGCACCAAAACTTCGCGGCCATGCAGGCGCTGGTGATTCGCGGCGTGGTCGAGAGCGGCGAGGTCTTCGTTCGATTCCTGTTTTCCCGGCCGACGCCAGCCAACCCGATCGGGTTGCGCCTGCAGGTGCTGGAAAGCGACTTTCTCGATTCCTCGCGCAACGGGATCATCAACGGCGAGCGCACCGTGCAGGGCATTGGCCTGGACGAAACGGGCCGCCCAGCTGCCTATTGGCTGTATCGAACCCACCCCGGGAATTCCTGGATCTTTGACGCCGTCGCGGTCGAAAGCGTGCGCGTGCCGGCCTCGGAGGTGATGCACGTCTTCCGCAAGCGCCGGCCCGGCCAGTTGCGCGACGTGTCGTGGCTGGCGCCGGTGCTGCGCCACCTTCGCGACCTCAGCGACTACGAGGCCGCGCTGCTGCAGAAGGCCAAGATCGAGGCTTGCCTGGTCGGCGCCGTGACGGATGAGAGCGAGGGCGTCATCGGCGCCGCGTCAACCTCGGGCACGGAAACGCAAGGCTCGGATGGCCTGTTCCGCGATGCCCGCGGCAACGTGGTGGAGACTTTCGAGCCGGGCTTGCTGCTGTATCGCCGCACCAACGGTGCCGGCTCGTCTTTCGATGCCATCAACCCCTCCAGTGGCGGTTCCCATGTCTCGCTGGCCAAGCGCGCGCTGGAAGCCGGCGCCGTAGGCTCTGGACTCACCTACGACCAGGTTTCCGGCGACCTGACCCAGGCCAACTATTCCAGCCTGCGCGCCGGCAAGATCGAGTTCCGCCGGCTGTGCGAGCAAATCCAATACGGGATGCTGATCCCGATGTTTGTGGCGCGCGTCGCCGATCGGTTCCACGTGCAAGGCGCGATGCTGGGGTTGTGGGAAGCAGAGATGCCCGCGGTGGAGCATGTCCCGCCGCCGCATGAGATGATTGATCCGCTGAAGGACACGACGGCGCTTGTGGCGCAGGTTCGCGCCGGGTTTGTGCCGCTTTCCGAGGCGGTGGCCGGGTTTGGCTACACCGTCAAGGAGACGGTGGGCAGCTACAAAGAAAACAACGCGCTGCTTGATGGTGCCGGCGTGTCGCTCGACACCGACCCCCGCCGCGTCGCCAAGTCGGGCGCCGCCCAGGATGCCGCGCAGATCGCGGCGATTGAGATTGCGGCCACCGGCGCCGCGCAGCCTCGGCGCGAGCCGGCACCGGAGCCACAAGTATGACGGACGAGACGGAACAGGCGCCGCCCCCCGAGGTGGTCATGGTGGCCGCGCGCGCGCTGGCCGCCCCGATGAGCGTAAACGAAGCCGACCGCACCGTTGACGTGGTCTGGAGCACCGGCGCGCGCGCAGCCAACTACGTGCCGGCGCTCGGCCAGATTATGGAAGAACTGGACATGGGCGCCGTCCGCATGGACCGCCTCACGTCCGGCCAGGCACCGGTGCTTGATACCCACCGCATGCAAGGCGCCGCCAGCGTGATCGGCCGCGTGGTGTCGGCCCGCGTGGAGCGGGGCCGCGGCATCGCGACGCTGCAAATGTCCCGCGCGCCCGATGTGGAGCCGATCTGGCACCGCATCGTGGAAGGCACGCTCCGCAGCGTCAGCGTCGGCTACCGCGTGTTCAAGTACGAACCGATCCGCGACGGCGCCCTGACCGTCCACCGCGCCGTCGATTGGGAGCCCTACGAGATTTCCCTTGTCGCCGTTCCTGTCGACGCCGCTGCGGGCGTCCGCAGCGATTCCCCGCAACCCCGCATGACCGCGCTGGAGCCGGACCTTCCGGCCGAGGTGACTGCACCCGAACCTCCTACGGAGTCCCCCACCATGACAGACCAGCCCCCGGCGGATTCCGTCCCCGCCGCCGACGCCGCCCGTGCAACGCAGGAGGCCGTCACGGCCGAACGCGCCCGCATCTCCTCCCTGCTGCCGATCGTGACCGCGGCCCGCGCCATGGTGCCGGCCGAGACGGTGGACCCGCTGCACCAGCGCGCGCAGAGCGAGGGCTGGACGGCCGAAGCCCTGCGCTCCGCGCTGTGGGACGAAGCCGTGAAGCGCGGCCCGGCGCCGAGCATCCCGGCCTCGCCGAACAGCGGCCCGTCGAACGACGACCCGGCGCAGATGATCGCAGCCATGGCCGACGCCATCGCGGTCCGCGCCATGCCGGCGCTGGCCACGGCCGCCGACACCAACCCGCGCTTTCGCGAGTTCGCCAACCTGCGCCCTTCCGAAATGCTGATGGAGCTGGCCGGGGCCCGCGGCGAGCGCGTCACCTTCCGCGACCGCGCCCGCCTGGTGGAGCGCTCGTTCCACACCACCAGCGACTTCCCGCTGCTGCTGGAAGCCGCCGGGAACAAGATGCTGATGGCCGGCTTTACCGCGGCATCGCCGTCCTACCGCACGTTCTTCGGCCAGCGCTCGTTCGCCGACTTCAAGGCGCACAAGTTCCTGATGGCCGGCGATTTCCCGGCGCTGGCGGAGCTGGCCGAGGGCGGCGCGATCACCGCCGGCACGATCAGCGAGAAGCGCGAAAGCATCACGCCGAAGACCTATGCCCGCCAGGTCCGCATCACCCGGCAGGCGCTGGTCAACGACGACCTCGGCGCCTTCACCGATTTCGGTGCCATGATCGGCCGCCGCGTCGCCGACTACGAGAACGCGCTGGCCTATGCCTTGGTGAACACCGCCAGCGGCGACGGCCCGACGCTCTCGACCTCCACCGGTGCGGTCTTCACCACCGGTGCCACCCGGGCCAACAAGGCAGCTTCCGGCGGCGCGATCAGCGAGAGCACGCTGGATACCGCCTACGCTGCCATGATGGCGCAGACCAGCCTGGACGGCATCAAGCTGAACATCACCCCGCGCTACCTGCTGACCGGCGCGGCCTACCGTGGCGCGGCGATCCGCTACACCACGCGCGTGAGCCCGGAGAGCGGAGCCAATGTCGGCCTCTACTCCGACCTGACCCCGATCAGCGACGCGAACCTGACCGGCAATCGCTGGTATCTGTTCGCCGACCCCGCGTCCGCGCCGGTCTACGTCTACGGCTACGTGAACGGCCAGACCGCGCCGATGGTTCGGGTGCAGCAGTACGTGCCCGGCACCGACGGCCTTGCCATCGAGGTGATCCACGACTTCGCCGTTGGCGCCGTCGACCACCGCGGCGGCTACTTCAACCCCGGCGCCTGATCGGCCCAAGCAAGGAGACTGAGACATGGCAAACAACTATGTTGGGCCGGGCGATCTGCTGACCGTCGCGGCCCCGCACAACGTCGTCGCTGGCCGCGTGGTCATCGTCGGCACCCAGCTCTACGGCGTGGCCCTGGCCAATGCCGACAGCGGCGCCAACGTGGCGCTGGCCCGCGGCGGTGTTTGGACGCTGGCCAAGGCCAACGCCGTCAGCACCAGCGCCGCGGCCGGCGCCATCGCCTACTGGGACAACACCAACTCGATCGTTGGCATCTCGGCGACGTCGAACACCAAGGTCGGGGTGTTTCTGGCGGCGGTGGGCAATACCGACACCACGGCAACCATCGCGCTCAACCCCAACGCGCTGTAGCCCATGACGGTACGCGACACCGCGCCGCCGATGGAACTGGCCAGGACGCCCACGGGCATCCTGATTGGAACGCCGATGTACGGCGGCCAGTGCTTCGACCGCTACCTGCTGGGGGTGTTCGATCTCCAGCAGGAATGCGCCCGGCGCGGGATCTCGCTGGGCCTGCATACCGTGCGCAACGAGAGCCTGATTCCGCGGGGCCGCAACCGCGTCCTGCATGACTTCCTGGCCAGCGACGCCTCGCACCTCGTCTTCATCGACGCCGACATTGGTTTCACCGGGCGCGATGTGCTGCGGCTGGTGGCCCATTCCCAGGCCAACCCGAACGCACTGGTGGGCGGCACCTACGCGAAGAAGAACCGCGACCGCTACGACCCCGCCATGGTGCCGCTGCAACAGGGCGCGGTGGTGTCGGAATCCGGGCTGGTCGAGATCATGTGCCTGGCCGGCGGCTTCGTCTGCATCTCCCGCGACGTGGCGATGAAGATGGCCGGCGCCTACCATGATCTCTGGTATCGGGACGGCGCCACGGGGGAGGTGCAAATCCTCGACCTGTTCGGCTGCTACACCGATCCCGAAACGCGCCAGTATTGGAGCGAGGATTACGCGTTCTGCATGCGCTGGCGCCAGATCGGCGGGCGCGTGCTGCTGGACCCGTTCATCCTGCTCACCCACAACGGGACGACCACGTTTGAGGGTGATCCGACTTCGGTCTTTGTGAACCCGCCGGAGGAGAAGCCGGCTGCTGCCAAACCAGTCGCACCTCCTGCAGTGCATCGGGTGGGACTGGTGATGGGACAAACGTCCAGTATCCCCCCCTCATCCTACGCGGTGCGCCAAGGTGACGCGGACATGGTGGCTACGGTGGCTGCCGCGGTGGCTAGCAAATGACCGCCTTCGCCACCGCCCTCACCACCCTGCACGCCGACGCCAACATGGGCACCGCGGCCTCGTTCCGCCGCCCCCCCTACACCTGGCAGAGCGTCCGCGTGATCCTGTCCCAGCCCACCGACGTCATCGGTACGGCCCGCGCCGGCACGATGCAGGCCGAGATCCGCGCGGCGGCGATCACCGACACGCCGCAAAAGGGCGACGAGCTGCGCATCGGGGCCGCCACCTACGCGGTGGAGGACACGGAGCGCGACGTGCTTGGGCTGTCGTGGAAGCTGACGTTGAGCGAGCCGGCCACCACATGACCGCCCTCCGCGAAACCGCCCTCGCCGCAATCGCCGCGCGCCTCACCACGCAAATCCCCACCGCCACGGTGGAGCGCGCCCGCCGCGCCGCGGTGGATGTGGACAAGGAACCGCTGCCCCGCCTGGTGCTGACCGGCACGGATTGGTCGGCAGACGAGGCGGCCGAACCGCTTGCCGTCCACTACACGCTGTCCTTCGCCGTCACCGGCTATGTCAGGGCGCGCACCGACATCCTCGCCGAACAGGCCATGGCCGAACTGCACGCCAGCACCGTTGCCGCCCTCTCCGGTTGGACGCCCAGCACCTCCAGCTTGGGCGAGCCTGCCCAGGAAGGGGCGGAGTTGCGGCTGCTGGATGCAGAGGAATCGGCCAAGCCGGTCGGCGAGTTCACCGCCCGCTTCACGATGCTTTGCCTCGGCCCATTGGTGGCCTGAAGCCTCGCCGCATCCGCCCTTCGGCAAGGCCCGCATTCCTGATGGAGCCTCCGCGCCATGTCCACCAATCTCGTCCGCATGAAGTTCGCCGCGCTGGCGGCCAAGATCGAAACCACGGTGGGCACCGATATCTTCGGCGGCTCTGTCGGCTCCACCGACTGGATCGGCGCCGACTGCGAGGTGCAGTTCGATCCCCAGGTTCTGGACATCCCGGAATACAACGGCAGCCTCGACCGCACCGCCCGCCAGGTCGGCGGCCTGCGCCCGCGCCTGCGCATCCGCATGCCCCTGCGTGGCTCCGGCACGGCAGGCACGGCCCCGGAGTGGGGCAAGTTCCTCCAGGCCTGCACCTTTGCCGAAACCACCACGGCCAGCGCCGTAGGCGCCCCCACGGCGGCGACGGCGGGCACCACCACCACCGTGACCGCGGCCAGCCCCTTCGGCACCACGGCGCAGCAGTATCGCGGCATGCCGCTGATCATCGCCGCGGTTTCGCCCGGGACCACGGTCATCACCGACTACACCGCCGGTCGCGTCATCACCGTGGCCGATACCCGCACCACGATGACGACCTCCAGCACGCTGCAGATCCCCATCAACGTGCTCTACACGCCGACCAGCGATGAGAGCGTGTACAAGACCCTCACCATCTACTTCTACGCCGACGGCATGCTGTGGACCTTCACCGGCGCCATGGGCAACGCCTCGCTGCAGCTCGAAGCCGGCGGCATCGGCTACTGGACGTTCGAGATGCGCGCCCAGTACGGCGCCAAGACCGCGACTTCGCTGCCCAGCGCCGCCGCCACCGCCGCCAACACCCGCATCGCCATCGTCCCGCCGCGCTGGGTGGCGGGGCAGAGCCAGTTCAATCGCCGCCTTGCCCAGATCAAGACGCTGCAGCTCAACACCGGCGTGAACATCATCCTTCCCGACGATCCCGAGAGCAGCGAGGGCTTCGGCGCCGCGGTGCCGGTGGAACGCGCCATGGGCGGCAGCCTCGACCCCTATCAACACACCACCTACGCCGCCGGGCTGATGACGAACTTCAAGGCCGGCACCGCCATGCCGCTGGCCGGCATCATCGGCAGCACCGCCGGCAACCGCTTCGCCTTCTGCGTGCCCAGCGCCAAGGCAACGGCCTTCGATCCGCGCAACCGCGAGGGCCTGGCCACGCATGCCATCGAGTTTGACGCCGACGGCGCCGACGCTGGTTTCTCGATCTGCCACTTCTGAACGGAGGTCCTGCTTGGACATCGCCCCTTCCGAACCCGTATTCTCGGTGCAGGATACGCTCACGTACACGCCGCCGAAGTCGCCTCGCTCCTACGTGCTGAGCCCGCTCAGCTACCGGGAGCGGAACGCGATGCGGCGGCAGATCCGTGCGGAGGGCGGCGATCCCCCGGACCAGGCCGTCATGTTCGGCGTGCTGCGGCAGGTCCTGGAGGAACTGGCGCCGGCCAACCTGCACGAAGCCCTGGCTGCGGTGGACGCAGCCGAGGCGGCGCCAGACGACAAGGCCGCACAGGCGCGGCTGGCGGTGCTGGAGCGCGTGGCGCGGCAGGAGCCCGCCTATGCCGAGTTGCTGGAAGCCCGTCTGCGCTACAACGAGATGAGCCCGTTCATCACGCTCCAATTCGCCCTGCGTGAATGGTCCGGGCCCGGCCTGCCGCCCCTGGTGCGCGGGCGCGACAGCCGCGTTCCGGCGGAACTACTGGACGCCATTCCGGCGGCCGAACTGGAGGCCCTGGCCACGCGTGCGCAGGTGCTGATCTGGCTCGGCCCGGACGCGGCGGGAAACTCCGAGGCGCCCTCGCCGTCGCCCGAGAGCCCGGCGCCTACGCAGGAGGGCTGAGGCCCTTTGATGGGTCTGATTGGCTGGTGCCCGCCGGGGCCGCGGCCGAGCCCTGGAAGGGCGACAACCCCCGGTTGGCCGTGCCGCGCCCCTGGCACGATTTCGTCCGCCTCTGGGCGGCGTGCCGCGGCGAGGCAGGGGTGGCCCATTGGCCGGACGGTGGCAGCCTCAACGACCAGGCGGCCTGGATTGTGGATGCGTTCGCCACGCTGGCGGGCATCGACGCCGGATGGCGGGAAACCGAACGACAGGTGCGCTGATGACCCTCCTCAAGGCGACCGTCACCGGCAATCTCTCCAAGGCGCTGGATCAGGAACTGGTGCGCGTGGCCGCCGGCATGCGCCGGGCAGTTTCGACCGCCGGTCGGCTTACCCAGGCCGCCCTGCGGAACCAAGCCCGCGCTGCCGGTTTCAGGGATGGCGGCAAAGCGGTTGCGAACAGCTGGCGCCTAGCCGTCTATCCCCCGCCAGGCCGTGCTCCGCGCACGCTGAAGCCTGCCGCGCTGGTGTATAGCCGAATGCCTGATGTGGTGACGGCGTTCGACCAGGGCGCCACGATCACGGCCAAGGGCGGCAAGTATCTGGCCTTCCCCACCGGCTACAACGCCGTCGGTGGCCGCCGCGGCGCCGGCCGGCGCGGTGGCCTTCGCATCACCCCGCAACAGATGATCGCCGCCGGCAAGCGCGGGGAGGCGTTCATCATCCCCAGCAAATCCAACCCCCGCCTGCGCCTTTGGTGCCTGCGCGTGGCCGGGGCCTATGGCGTGACGAAGCGCACCCGCAACCGGCTGCGGCTGTTTGTGGGCACCGCGACGGAAATCGGCACCGCGCGCGGCAAGGGCGCCGCACAGCGCCGCCGGGAGATCCTGGCCAAGGGCTTTGTGCCGATGTTCTTCCTGGCCCGGCAGGTCAGCCTGCGAAAGCGGCTCAACGTCGATCAGGTGCGCGCACAGGCGCCGGGTTGGTTCGCCGCCGCTGCGGTGCGGGAGTTGGCGAGCGGGCGCTAGGACGTGGGCTTTGCCTTGGAGGCTTCCAGGCCGAGTTCGATCAAGCGGCGGATGGCTTCGGCGCGGGTGGGGATGTCGGGTTGCAGCCGACGCCACGCGCGACGACGCGATGTCCGAGGCCGCCAGCGCCGCCATGGACCGAACCAGCGCCGTGGTTCGGCAAATCGAGAAACACGCGCCTGTGACGATGGAAGGCATACTGGTGAAAGTCCGGGCGCTGCGCTGGACCTATGGGCAGATTGACGCCACGGACGAGGAGAGCCTGGACAGCATCATGGGTATGCCATGGCATCGTCATGCGCCATCCACGGATGCCCGGCTTGCGCGCGGCATCCTGGGCGACCTCAACCGGATCGCCGCTGCGCAGGAGGTGGTGTGATGAGCAAGTCACCCACCCAGGCAATCCAGCTGCCGCCCCTTGACCTTCGCGTGATGGGCCTGCGTCTCGTTGGTGACAGCCCGCTGATCTGCCACGCCTGGAGCGAGAAGGCGAAGAAGCAGATGCTGGACAAGCAGATGAAACGGGCCAAGGCGGCGAGGGAGGCGAAGGACCCGCAAGCCGACTACGAGGCCTCGCTCTACCCGATGCCGGACGGCCGCGGCTACGGCTTTCCCACCGTCGCATTCAAGGCGGCGGCCGTGTCCGCCTGCCGCTTCGTGGATGGCCTGAGAATGACGGAAGCGCGTGGCGCCTTCCACATCCCCGGCGAGTTGGCCCGCATCAACGGCACGCCCTCGCCGCGGGAGGACATGGTCAAGATCGCCATGGGCGGCGCGGACATTCGTCACCGCGGCCAATTCACCGAATGGTCGGTGGACCTCTCCATCCGGTTCAACGCCGGGGCGCTCTCCGCCGAGCAGATCGTGCACCTGTTCAACAGCGCCGGCTTCGGTGTTGGCGTCGGGGAGTGGCGGCCGGAGCGCGACGGCAGCTACGGCATGTTCCATGTCGCCACGGAGGGCGAGGGCGCATGAGCTTCCGTTACGAGTTCAAGTCTGGTGCCCGGTTTTGCATCAACGCCCAGCAGGCCGGCGAGACTATCGAACTGCTGCGGCAACGTGCCAACGGCTCCCTCACCCCGGCCATGGTGGTGGATGCAGCCCGGCCGGATACCTCGGTGCTGCACCGCGCCTTCGAGTGGGACGACAGCATCGCGGCGGAACGGCACCGGGAAGCGCAGGCGCGGCAACTCGTCGGCGCCATCGTGGTGAAGGTCGCACCTCGCGGCGTGTCGGAGCCGAAGCGAGCCTTCGTCTCGGTCGAAAGGCCGGATGTGGGCCTTGGATACGAAGCCCGGCATGTCGTGTTGGGCGAGAAGGAACTACGCGGTCAGGTCATCCGGCAAGGCTGGACCGATCTGGAAGTGTGGCTGTCGAAGTACGGCGAGTTCGCCGAATTCTCGGCGGTGACGGAGGCGATCGCGGCAGCCCGCCGCTGATTGCAAGGACATGGCAGGGCAGGCATGGCGAGGCTAGGCACGGCTTGGCTAGGCAAGGCGAGGCGTGGCAGGCAAGGTGAGGCATGGCGGGGCGGGGCACGGCTCGGCGAGGCCAGGCGTGGTCTGGCAGGCATGGCGAGGCCAGGTTGGGCATGGCTCGGCTAGGCTGGGCCGGGCACGGCAGGCTAAGTTAGCAGGGCGGCGCCGAAGCGCCGCCCTTATTGCCGAGGAGGCAGCGCCGGCCGCTGTCCCACTCGATATGGGACATCGACATCATACCGTAAGCTTGCCAATGAACCGGCGACATACGCAGTCTTGAACCATCCCTCGGTCTGGCTTCCGCCGCTCGGATCAAACAAGCATAGCGGGCGGGCCTCACCAGGCACAAAATAGACCGGCGCAGTGGAGCACCAAGACGGCTGCCCATCCACGGTGGCCGGATACAAAACTGTCCCTTCCGGTATGTGAACCTGCCCGAAGGGTGGGATTACGCGGAGATAAGGCGCCAGCACTACCGCGCGCCGCGGATCATCCGATTGCAAAACCGCTGTGGCGCACCCTGCCAACAGCGCCACCACCACAACAACGCCTGCCCGCATCGCACCCTCCCCAAAGGGCTGTGACCGTAACGCATGCGCAATCCACTAGCCAGAGGAGGCTACACCATGAGCGGTTCGCGCCCCTCTGTGGGCATCCGCATTTCGGCCGAAGGCGCCGAGCAGGCACGCCGCCAGATCGAGGCAATTGGCCCGGCTGGTGAGGCGGCGATGCGCCGTGTCGCCGTTGCCTCGGCCGCGGCGGCGCCGGAGATGCAGCGCCTGGCCGTTGCCAGCGATGTGGCCAACCGCGCCTTCGTGGGCATGGGCGGCTCGCTCGGCCGTATCGGCAGCACCTTCACCGGCGTTGCTGGTGTGGCTTCTGGCTTGACGGCGGGGTTCCTCGCCCTCGGCGCGGCGGCAACGGTGGGAGCCGTGGCCATCGCCAAGGCCGGCGATACCGCTACCGCCACCTTGGCCCGCCTCAGCAGCGCCACCGGCGGGCTGGGACAGGCGCAGGCGGTGTATGAGCGGCTGTTCGCGCTGAGCCAGCAAACCGGCGTGGCGGTGGCCGAAAGCGCCGGCAGCTTCGCTCGTTTCTCTGTGGCCGCGAAAGAGGTGGGCGCCACTAGCGATCAGGTGTTGAAGCTGGTCTCCGGCATCCAGAAAGCTGGCATCGTGGCCGGTGCCAGCGCGCAGGAAACCGGTGCCGCGGTGCAGCAGCTGGGCCAGGCGCTGGCCAGCGGCACGCTACAGGGCGACGAATTGCGCTCGCTCCTGGAGAACATGCCGCAACTCGCCCAGGCGCTGGCGCGCGAACTCGGCGTGGGTCTCGGCGAGCTACGCAAGATGGGCAGCGAGGGCCAGCTCACCGCCGAGAAGGTCTTCCCCGCCCTGCTCCGCGCCTCGGAGAAGATGGGCGAGGAATTCAGCCGGATGCCCGTCACGATGGGCCGGGCGAAGGATATTCTGATAGCCGCCACGGAAGACTTCGGCGCGCGGCTGGATCGCATCACCGGCCTGTCGCAGACCTTCGCCCGCTACATGCAAGCCGGGGCTTCTGCTCTGGGTGCTGCTGGCCGCCTGATCGCCCCGAATGAACGCGAGGCCGCCGACCAAGGCGTGGTCGCCGCACAGCGCCGGCAGCAGCAGGTGGCCGCGCAGGTCGCCGCCGAGCGCGCTGCCAGCGCCTACGGCGACGTTTCCCCGGGGCTGCGCCAAGCCATGGAGATCGCGGACCAGGAACTGCGCGAGGCCCTGGCCCGGCAGCAGGATATCCGCCGGCAGGATCGCGAATCCCAACGTGCCGAAGCCGAGGACGCGGCCCGGCAGGCCAGCGAAAGCCGCCGCACCCGCCTGTCGTCTGAAGTGCGAGATGTGGCGGAAGCCGCAGACAAGCGGCTGAAGATCCAGCGCGAGACCGCCGAGAAACTGCGCAAGATCGATGAGGCCGAGGCGGCCGGCGTTTCCGTGCTGCAAGGCAGCCCCGGCGTGCCCGGCGCTCGCTTTGATGCCGCCGCAGCCCGTGCCGGCGTGCTGCGCGAGCAGGCCGAGGCGCTGAAGAAGCTGGCGGAGGAAGAAGGCAAGGCTGGCGTTGAAGCCGCCAAGTCCGCGGAAAAGCGCCAGGACGTCATCGACAAGCTCAACCTCCAGGTGCGCGCCGCCGAGGAAGCCCTGGCCGGCACCCTGGCCGGCACCGAGGCCAGCCGCGAATCCGCCATTGCGCTCGAAACCGAAAACCAAATCCGCGCCGCCGGCATCCCCGATATCGACAAGCGCACCGAAGCGGAAAAGCGCGCGGCCGAAGCCATCGGCGCCAGCGTGCGCAAGCTGGATGACCTGAAGAAGGCGAACAAGGAAGCTGAGGAAGCCGCCAAGCGGGCGAAGGACTTTACTGAACGCAGCTGGAACGCGGTGGTGGCGATTGGCGAACGCGCCTTCGATCGGGTCGGCGATGCCATCGTGGATGCGTTCACACGTGGCGAAGCGTCGGCCGTCAGCTTCGCGACCGTTGCGCGCGGCATTGCCGTGTCGGTTGTCTCGGATTTCGCTAAGCTGGCGCTGATCAACCCGGCGCTCAACAGTCTGTTCGTCGGCTCCAGGGGGCCGCGTGAGACGCTCTCTGGCGCATTCGGAGGCAGCGGCGGTATTGGCGATCTACTAGGGGTTGGTCAGCTTTTTGGCGGCCGTTCCATATTGGACTCTATCGGCCTGACAGGCAGCGGCGGGTTGCTTTCGACTCCGCTTTGGGCGGGCCCGGCAGTCGCAATTGAACCGTCTATCGCCATGGGCGCGGCGGGCTATATGGCCCCCAGCAGCGTCACGCTCGGCGGCGTCTTGGGCGGCGCTGGTGCGGGCTTCGGCGCTGGCATGCTGCTGAACAACCTGCTTGGCGGGAATCAGACCGGGGGTATGGTTGGCTCGGGTGTCGGCGCCCTCGGCGGCGCCATCATCGGAAGCCTGATCCCCGGCGTCGGCACGCTGATCGGCGGCCTGATCGGCGGCGCTGCTGGCGGCGGCCTCGGTGGCTTGTTCGGCCCCGGCGAATCCGTCCGCGGCTACGGCCTGCGCTTCCAATCCACCGCCTACAACGAAGCCGTCGGCGGAACCAACGACTTCGGCACCGCCCTGAAGCCGATCTCCTATGAATATTACAACGAAGAGGGCAAGGCCGCCTTCATGGCGGCAGAACAGCAAGTCGCCGCCACCAACGAATACCTGAACACGCGCAATCTCCGCGTGGCCGGCGCCTCGGTCATCGGCGGCAACAAGAACGGCCCTGACTATTCCTGGGCGGACGCTGGCACCATCGGCGAGGGCTTCAGCCGCCTCCGCTTCGCCGCGATGGACAACACGAATCTTGACGAGCAACTCCGGCAGCGGAACTTCCAAGGCGTGGAAGGGCTGCAACAGTTCGTTGAGTCCTTCATCCGCATCCAGGACACGATCAAGGGGCTGACGACCGACGCGATCCCCGCGTTCACCGCCCAAATGCAGGCGGTGAACGACAATTTCGACGCCGTTACCAAATCGGCCCAGCAATACGGCGTTGCCGAAACCGGCCTCACCGAGGCACGCGCCAAGGCAATCGCGGCGTTGGAAGCGCAGCGCACCGAAACCCTGCGCCAGTCCGACGTGTCGCTGTCCATCCGCCGCCTCGCCGCGGGTGGCGACACCCAGCAGGCCGAACTGGTGCGGCAGGCCGAGGCGGCACGGCAGGAGC